CGTTCTTCGTCCCGCTCGGGGTGTGGCTCACGCGCCTCGCGATGGGGTTCTAGTACGACACAAGAAGGGCCAGACTTCCCCCCGAAGTCTGGCCCTTCTTTTTCGTGGTAGGAACAACCAAGGACTCCATCCTACGAGTGCAAGGGGACGTATCCATGGCTAGTTCAGACCGCAATCAGTGCATCCAGGTCACCCTCCGTTTGGAGGACTGGGCGACAGTCGTCACCGCATTGGCTCTGTCCACTCACGCACCGCTCGTCGACAAGGAACGGATCAACTCCACCATCTTCGAGAGCGCCAAGCAGACCGAGCGCATCCTGTCCTGATTACCCCACTGCCCCTTCGGCGGTGGGGTCCTGCATTTCAGGAAGAACTGTCTGATCGTTGACCACCTGCTGGGCAACGTTCGCGGCGACGGGGGCGGCGACTTCGACAATCTCCGCCTTCTTCGCCGCTTCATCCTGTGCCTGCTTCTCGGCCGCACCCCTCTGCATGTTCGGGGCGACCTGCTTCCAGAAGTTCTGGTACGACGTGATCGACACCACGAGGATGAGCAGGACCGTGGACAGGATCGAAAGACCCTGGAACGCTCCGGTGATCCAGGCCGTCAGGATACCAGCGACGGCCGCGAACACGAATGCCGCGAGGGACTTGGCCCATGCGGGCCAGGTTGCACTCACGATGAAGTTCAGCACCAGCGGTGCCAGGAAGCCGATGATGACCGCGAGCAGTGCCGCGTCCGTCATCCCTTCCGGGATTGCGATGTCCATTCGGACTCCTCTCAGATGTCCTCGACCACGGTGGTCGGGGGACTCGGCACCTGTGTCTGCTCTACGTCATCAGGCATGTGCCGAGCGATCCAGGTCAACAGCGTACGGATGTACGAGATAGCCGACCAGTACTTTCGCCGCGCTCCTTCGAGTTCGACCTTGAGCGTAGTGACCTCGGCCTCCACGTCAGCGAGCCGCTTCTGCATCGGTTCCAGCAGGGCCTTGGTCTGCGTCTCGATGATCGCCCGCCAGCGGTTGGCGAGGGCCTCGTCCTCAGCCGCTTCGAGCGACGCGATGCCGACCTTCTTGTCATGCCTCTGCTTCATCCATGCGGCTACTCCACCGCTACCCAGCAGACCCGTCACAATAGCGATCAGAACCGGAAGCCACGGCGCAACCGCATCATTCATCCTTCGTCTCCCCCTCGTGCAACAGACGCAGGCGCTCAGCGTGCGCCGCACACATGATCGCGCGCGACATGTAGAACCCAACCAGTGCAGTCATCAGAAACGCCGGGGACAGCCTCTCCAGGTCCACGGCGAACACGGAGTACCAGTAGGCAAGTACGTGGGGGGCGAAGGCCGCGGCGGAGAACCATGCCGCGACCCATTCCATGCGGTACCGGTTGAGAATCACTCCGAGGGCGGCAAGTGACGCCATGCTCGCCAGCGCGATCCCGGCAATGACCGTGGTCACAGCCAGGACGCCGAGAGTCCACCCCGGAGCAACGATGAGCGACGATGCTCCGGCGAGGGCGGACATTCCCCACGCCGAAGACAGCGCAACCCGAACGAAGGTGCGCTGTCTCGGCGGCAGGTGCGAGAACATCAGCCGAGGTAGGACCCGATGTCCTGGGAGATGGTGGCCGTGGCGTCACGCCATGCCTCCAGGGCCTCGCGAGGAATCTCGACGATGACCGGCTCAGGATCGGGGCCAGGGTTGTTCTCGGCGTAGATGACCTTGGCGCGCGCCACGATTTCATCCATCCGCGACTGGATGTACACGCCGGGGCACTCGGTGCCAGGCAGTGCCTCCTGGTGGCTGATGACGTGCTCGCGGTCGATCTTGAACGACACGGGTGCGCCGTCCAGTTCCTTCCCGTCAAACTCGGCGAGCCACGCGATCATCTGCGCAATCTCTTCCATCTGCGCATCGGTCTGCTGGCCCTCGGGACCAGGGGTGACGCACAGAGATTCGACGGCGATCGAGCGCCAGTTCCAGTCCGGGCCGGTGGCCGAGGGCTTGGTGCCAGGACGGATCATCTCAAACACGGTGCCGTCCGTGCGCAGGTAGAACGTCGGGCAGACCGAGCGCGGGTTGCACCACGAGAACCAGTCCAACTGGTCGTTTGTGACAGCGGTGTAGTGGATGATGAAGCGGTCGATCGTTCCGCTCGTCGGCCGTGCGGGCTTGTAGCCCATCGTGCGCGGCGTCCGGGTGACCGGGTTGGCGCAGTCAGTGAAGCCGAGCGGTGACTCCAGCCCGATCTTGGCGCGCGGGTAGATCGGCGCGTACTCGACCAGTCCACGAGGGTTGTCCGGGTCATACGCCTGGTCCGGAGGCGGCGGCGTTACCTGAGCGAGACCATCCGTGGCCTGCGACGTGAAGCCGCCCGACCACATCCACTTCCCGTCCTTGCGCTGGAACCAGACCGCGTTGCCCTGGACACTCTCGCCCTCTGCCCATGCGGACATCTCGACGACAGCGCCAGGGTTCTCGGAACCCACAGCAGGCGAGGACGTGTACGGCTTCGCCCGCACGTTCGCGCTGTTGACGCCGACCGTGCGCGTCTGGTCGACCACCGGAGGCGGCGGGTTCAGGTCGGCGAGGTCGTGGGTGCCGGTGTCCTCGAAGCCACCGCTCCAGAACCAGTCGCCCGAGTGGGCACCACGGAACCAGACCGAGTTGCCCTCGATAGTCTCGCCGTTGATCCAGCCGTTGAAGTCGGCGACGGTTCCCGGTGCGAGGGTCTGCGTCGGCGGCTGGTTGGTGTTCGCCTCAACGCGGCCGTTCGCGCCGTTGGGTCCCACCTTGCGCTGGTTGCCAGCGATGGTCGACGGGTTCAGGTCCGTGAGGTCGTGCGTGCCAGTGTCGGTGAAGCCACCGCTCCAGGACCAGAGGCCGGAGAACTGGCCGCGGAACCACACGTCGTTACCCTGGACGTTCTCGCCGTGAATCCAGCCGTCGAAGGTGCCGACCGTTCCGGGCGCGAGCAGGTTCGAGGACGGCGAGGAGGTCTTGGGCTCCGGCCGCTGGTTCGCGCCATTCGGGCCGACTGTGCGCTGGTTGCCTGCGGTGGGCTCGTCGCCCACGTATTTCGCGAAGTCGAGAGTGGCGTCCTTGCCGAAGGAGTAGGCATGCGAGGGCCAGAGGGTCTGGTGAACGTGCGCACCGTAACCCCAGTCCGAGCCGTAGCCGGATGCCCCGGTCTTGCCGATCTGCTGGCCGCGCGACACGCGGTCATTGACCCGGACCCAGATTTCGGCCAGGTGCAGGGAGCGCGTACGCCGACCGTCATCCAGATCGATCGTCAGGTAGCGGCCGGTGGCGTTGGTGTTCGTGTGCTTGACATCCACGACCTTGCCGTTGCCCACGGCGTAGAGCGGCGAGCCATAGGGCACGCCGTAGTCCGTGCCGGGTTCAGTCGAGGGAGGGTTGCGGTCCCGGTGGCACGACCAGGAGCACGACACGAAGTCGCTGTTGGAGGGGAAGGCGTAGCCCATGATGGTTCCTCACGTGAGAAAGTCAGACTTTCGGCACTACGTGCGGAGCGCAACTGGTCTACAACCAGCGCTACGTCGAGGGTACATCCTCAGGTTCGGGGTCCACAGGAGGTACCTCCGGCTCAGGCTCCGGCTCGGGCTCGGGAGCGTCCATCGGCTGAATCACCGCGAGGATCATGGCATCCGTGATCACGCTCTCATCGGCCCCGATGTTCTCGATGGGCACAGCCTCGGCGTAGGCCCACGATGCCTCCCAGTCGGATGAGGCGGTGACGATCCGCCAGATGCGCTCGGTGACCCAGGCGTAGGGCGATCCCGGCTTCTGCTCTTCTGCGGCACACGCGACCAGGCGACGGTACAGCGCCGAGTCCTCCTGCATGCTTGCGAGAGTGTTGTACGACATGTGACTCCTTACGGATAGACGAGTGCAGGGCCGAGGTATCGGACCGTGAGTCGCGGTGACGACCCCACCACGGTCCCGGCCGATGACAGAGTGGCGTTCATCTTGAAGTTCGATCCAGCCGGAGCGAAGTAGGCGAACGGCGTGACGACGGCGATGGAGTACCCGTTCGTGTGGGGGAAGACCGATCCCGTTTCTCCGACGATGCTGGAGTCGTTGAGAAGGATCGCCATGTTCGCGTAGTTCCCGCCAGTCTGCGCGGCCACCAGCGAGCCGCTGACTTCGTAGTTCCCGGCGTACGGGACTGTCATAGCCGTGGCCGGGAGCCCTGCAAAACCTGCCGCCGCTGTCGTGGTGTTGAATGCGATGACGGCCGTCGCGCCCGCCCCAACGCTCGTGTCCACCGTGCGCCGCTGGGTCGCATAGATCGGTGCCCCAGCATTGGGGTACCAGCCCGACGTGACGCCCGACACCAGCCCGCGGGCGGTCAGCCCGGACAGTCCTGTCGTGGCGTAGTACGTCTCCCACCAGCCGAGTTCCGTGTTGTACCAGGAGACCACCTGGTTCGCCAACGCCACACGCTGGGCGTCGGTGGTCGGCGAGCCGAAGATGGCGTTGCGCTGAGCGGTCGTGCCCTGGTTCATGAGCATCGTCGGCTGGAGGCCAGCCCCGGATGCCGTGGCGATGATCCAGTTGGTCACCACATAGGGCGGCAGACCGGTCGTGCCGGTCGGCGTGGCCGTGTCACCGGTCGAGAACATCCGGTTGAGTTGGCTGGTGACAAGAGTCCCGCCATTGGTCGCGCTGTTGGTCGCGAGGTTGGTGGCCGTGGACTGCGAGGGCGTTCCGGCAACGGCTCCCTGGAACGCTCCCGTGGAGTAGCGGTACGCGCCCATCTTGTCGTTGGCGTTCGGCTGGGCGGCATCCTCCATACCGGCGTATGAGCCGGTGGCGGTCCAGTTCTTGTCGAAGAGGCCGAACCGGAAGTCGTGCCGGTGAGTCTTCGCGCCACCACTCTCGGCGAGCGCGTTGAACTCGGTCTGCGCCGTGTCCCGTCCGAACGTCGTCCTGCCGCGCATGTCGGGCAAGTTGAACGTAGTGCTCCCATTGCCAGCGCCCCACGTCGTGCCGATCACGTTGAACAGTTCGGCGTAGGTCGTGCGCGAGACGGCCGCACCATCACAGACCAGCCAGCCCGCAGGCGCAGATGCCCCAGCGAAGGGCTGCATCATGCCAGCGGACACGCTGGACCCGCCACTGCTGCCGCCGCCAGCGATTGCCAGGCGGCGCTCCAGGAGCGTGATGCGGGTCAGGGTGTCCCTGAGGAGGGCATCCATCGACCCCTTGGTGTTGGGACCACTGGTCATGGAGGACCCTTCTTATCCGGCGTTGCCTGCCGTGAGCGATCCGATCCAGTCCGTGCCGACGCTCCGCAGGGTGAACCAGTCGTAGCGGTTGATCGTGCTGGTCTGCGTGGGCGGCGTGGCCGCGGCCCACTTCACTGCCGCGGGCCAGGTGATCGCTACTGCGCCGACGACATGGTTGGCCACGATGTCGATGCGTGCACCCTGTGTCGACGGGAGCGTGAGGTCGGTCACGTTCGCGCTCATGTCGAGGCGGACGACTGCGCCCGACCCGATGTTCGACAGGTCGATCGGCCCCGGAGCGGCGACCGTGACCGTGATCAGGGCGGCGTTGAGGCTGATCTGGTACGGGGCACTGGCGTTGCCGGTACCCGTGATGAGCAGGCCGTCACCCGCGACGATGCTGCAAGAGCACGCGTTCCCGGCACACTGGCACTTGGGCATGATTACTCCTAGGGTTCCTCGTCATCGTCGCGTGTGGCAGGCACGAGGGTCACCTGCACAGTCTCTCCTGTTGAGTCTTCGGTCACCAGGAGATGGTCCAACTTCTGCATCTGACTCATGCGCCGTGCATTCAGCGTAGCGAGCACCGGCACCTGGACGCCGGGAATCAGGTCGTTGATCCCCAGCGTTTCGTTCAGCCGGATCGTCGAGTTGTCCGGGATGCGGACCTCCACCGGAACCGGCGTGCGGCCGGAGAGGTTGCGCTGGGCCTGGCTATTCAGTTCGGCCTGGGTGGGGGCGTCGCTCCCCTCCTCGTTGTAGGCCGAGTGGATCGTCGTCCAGGGGCCGTAGTAGTCGGCGTAGTCGAGGTCGTGGGCCTCGCCGTAGATGCCGTCCGACCCGATGACGTAGGCGTTCTGCGAGTGCTCCGATCCGTATGCCGTGAGGATGACCTCGGAGCCGAGGAAGTCGGCCTCCGTCAGCATGCGCGTACGACCCAGGTGCCGGTTCACGTCCCAGAAGTGGAGGGACCGTCCGACTGCCGCGAAGTCGATGCCGCCATAGTGCGCGAGGTTCTGGATGTGCTCACCCACGGTCATCTCGAACGACTTCGTGACGGCCGTGGTCTGGGCCTCGTTCGCGAAGTGGTGAACCTGGAGGTAGGGGTAGATGTTGGCGGGAGGATCGAGAACTTCCCAGCGATCGAGTTCGTAGTCGAGGATCGTCTGGATGCGGTCAGTGACCGTGGCGATGTTCGGGTAGGCGTTCGAGTAGGGCTGGCTCAGAGGCGTGCCCAGGAGGTACTGGAAGACATCGTGCGCGTTGATTTCCACCCAGTCGGAGTGCCAGCCCACCCGCCACACCGGCCCCTCCCAGACGCGCTCTGCGCCCCGGAAGATCACCATTTCGTGGCGCTTCGGCTCGATGCCAGCGAGGGTCTCCGCCTGTGCGGAGCAAGCGGAGCCCTCGACTCGGACCGTCGCCTCGCTGATCCCGTCCCGATCGCGCGACCACTGCACAGTAGCCACGTCGAGAATCTGCGCGACACGAGTCATGCCGCCACGGTCGAAGATGTAGACCGTGTGCTTCTCGGCACAGCCCCCGCCGTAGACACCAGTTGCCATGAAAAGTCCGACTTTCTAGGTCCGCTGAGTCAGGTAGACGCGCACCGTCAGATTACCGGCAGGAGCCTCGTTCGGTACGTCGAACGACACCCAGTAGCCGATGCCGCAGGACAGGTGCGGCCAGGTTGCAGGCGTGCCACCCGAGCCGTACAGAAGGTGGTCAGCGCTGATCGTGGCACCACCATTGACTTCTGCCCACACACGCTCGGTCACGCCGTCGAGGGTCATGGTCGTGTTCGGCGGGATGTACGAGATGATCTGCTCCGAGCAGAAGTCGGTCGGGTCGACATCGGCGCTACCCCGGTTGAAGGGGTTCTGGTACACGCGCACCCGGACCTGACGCTCAGCGCTGGCGCTCGTGGTCAGTTCCAGAGTGGGGATCGTCGTGAGCCAGTCCGACACGTTGGAGGCGGGGATCGCGGCCCAGTAGCGACGCCACTGTCCGACATCAGCGATGCAGTCCGAGGGCACGACCGGAGGCCGCGGTGCGGCCGGGATCGCCACGCAGTCGGGGTCGGCGAGAGGATCGAACGTCGAGTCCAGGGTCGTCCGCGTCGACTCAGAGGCGTTCGTGGTACCGGTCCAGGCGTACTGGAACTCGGCCGAGTCGGGCGTGTTCCCGTCGAAGTACGTGAAGAGTTCGCCGAGGCTGATCATCGCGTCATCGGCATCCATCCATTCGCCCGACAGCCAGACGCTCCACCCCTCCCCACTAGCGTCACGCGCGCGCACCGATGCGTTCACGGCGGTGGGGGGAACCGTTCCGCTACAGGTGAGGCGCGTCCATCCGATCGTGTCGCTGACGACCGAAGCCGATCCGCTACCGCGCGGACCAATCTCGACACCGGCCTCATCGAACCACAGCAGTTCGGCATTGAGGCGCTGAGTGCGCGACGGGCGGACGTAGATCGAGCCGAAGTACGTTGCCCCCTCCTCGACCACCGCGCGCTTATCCGCCGTGATAGCGGAGGTCGCGCCACCCAGCACCTTGCCAGCGCCCGTGGCGTCAGCGGTGACGAGCATCCTTGCGCAGTACGCTCCCGACCGGCCACCGGTCACGCGCTGGAGCACGACCGAGCCGCCACCTGACGGAGCCGTTGCGGCCCACCCGTCTGCGGAAACACCGTTCGCGACGCTCGTGGAGTTGTTGGCGGTACCCGTCCATGCGAACGTGATGTCGGTGCGAGCCGGGCTAGCACCGTCGAAGTAGTCGCCCGCGCCCGTCGAGGGCTGGGGCTGAGTGAGGTCGAGGTTTGCGCTGGCCGGGGTCGTGTAACTCCCAATGACAGCCTTGGCCGTCCAGCGATACCTCGCCCCCGGCGTGAGCCCGCTGATGGTGAGGCTGGAGGAGGTCGTCTCCACCGAGACTGTCGCGGGCGTCGGGATCGGGGCAGGCGAAAGGTACTGGCGGGTGACGATGTACTTGTCGACGCCGCTCACGCCGCTGGGAGGCCCAAGCGTCACCACTGCCGAGGACCCGGCCGGGGAAGCCGAGACGCTCATGGTCGGCGGCGTGGAGGGAAGCGTGGTGAAGGAGTAGGTGCCCGACCAGGCACCGTCACCGTCGCCGTTGTGCGCGCGAACGCGCATGTAGTACGTCGTGCCAGGGTTGAATCCGGTCAGCGCCTTGCTGGTCGCGGTGTTGCCGGTCCAGTTGTAGTGCACACAGCCGGAGCCGTTGAACGCCGTGTTGTCACAGACGTGCAGGTCGTAGTTGTCGATGTCCGCGTTACCGCGTGACGGCGTGCTCCAGTACACGGTTGCGGTGGTCGGCGTGATGGTGTTCGCGCCGAGCCCGCCTACCTGGCCGGGGACAGCGCCGATGCGGTCAGCGGCCACCCACTGGTCGCCCGTGTCGGCCGTGTTGAATGGACCCGGCGCGGGGTGCTGGAGGCGCATGACGAACGACATGTTGCCGTTGCCGTCATGGCCCTTCCAGTTGCCGTCGCCGGAGCCGTAGGCGATCGACTTCCCGGCGTAGTCGCCCGGCGCGAACGGCATGTTGGGGCGGTGGTGGCCCCAGTAGTCGTTGGCGACCCAGACGTTGACCGTCGAGGCGCTGTTCGCGTAGGAGCCGTAGCCGGAGTTCGACGTGCCCCATGCGTCGTGGTGGTAGCGAGAGGAGTTGCCGCTGACCTGGAGCGTGTAGACGCGCAGATGGGCGGTGTAGGGGCGACCGGAGTAGCCAGCGCTACGGGTGACATCCATCAGTCATCTCCCATCGGGCTCGGGATCAGCGGCCGGTACGTCCCGCCGCTACGCAGAAACTCCACGTGCTCCGGGTGCTCGGTGCGCGTGTGCACCTCCATCATCTCGAACATGCCGTCCTCGGCGTACGTCTTGAAGGGCTCTTTCCCGTCAGCCACGCACAGGTTGCAGATCGTGATGGTCTCGCCGAAGGCGCTCATGGTTCTCCTACGGCGTGGTCACGGCAACGGTGTCAGCGAACATCTGGATGTCACTGTTGTTCGCGGCCGTAGCCGAGGACGACCAGCGCACCTTGCCACGGACGTAGAAGTTGATGCTCAGCGTCCCGGCAGGCGGGATGATCGACTTCGCGGAGAATACCTTGCCGTTGTACTCGGTCGTCGTGGAGCCGATGGTGTCGGCCCGCAGGGTGGTACCCGAGCCGTTCGTGCCGCTCTTCCACTCGACCATTGCGGCGAGTTCCTGCAACTGCGAGCCGGATGCCCCGGCGATGATGAACAGCGCCCCCCAGATGGTGAACGAGTACCGCTGGCCGGTGGCCGGGGTGAGGTTCATGACGTTCGTAGCGCCAATGAAGGACACCGCGTTGGTCACGACGGTCGAGCCGTTGTTGCCGAGCAGGCGCGTGCGGAACGAGGCCACTCCAGTACCAGCGTGCAGGTCCGTGGAGCGAGCCCCGGTGATGAAGGCGGCCGGGCTGGTGCCGCTGTCGACCGCCCCCCACGCACTCCAGTTCGTCGCGTTGACCTCGACCGAAGGGTTCGTCGAGTAGTTCGTCGCGACCACCACAGTGCTTCCGGGCAGTTCGGCGGAGGGGTACGGGACCAGGTTGTACGGCACGTCCTGGATGACCAGCGGGATGGAGGGCTGGACCTCAATCTCCGTCGTCTGGCCGAACACGAACGGCGTCCCTGCGACCATCGTCCACTCGACGATGTAGGCGAAGTGCTTGCCGTCGTTCGAGTGGAGACGCTGGATGATGAGCGGTCCGCTCGTCACGGTGACATTGTGCAGGTGGCGAGTCTGCGCATCGGCGGCAAGAACGATTCCGTCCGGAGTCTCGGGGTCCGGGCATGCCCCCAGGAATGTCATGTCGACAGCGCCACAGGCAGAGCCGTGCGACGAGCAACCGTCTGCGGCCAGTGCGGCATCGAGCCAGGACAGTCCATACTCCAGGGCGTCCTGCCCCTCGGCGGGAAGGAGCGCCGTCACGACCATCTCGCGTGCGGCATGCCGCACGAGGCCGACCACGCCACCATCGAGGATCGCCTCCGTCACGGTGGCCGTTCGAGTGGAGTCGTCGACGCCAGTCACCGAGACGATCCATGCTCCATAGAACCGGCTGGTCAGATCACTCTTCTGCTGGTCGTACCACGGAGCATCTTCGATGTTCGCGTAGGTGTACGGCTGTGTGGCCGAGTAGCCCTCGCTCACGACGGTGTACTGCTGCTGAATCGACGGTCCGGGCGGGCCAGATGCCCAGGCGTAGTCGATGTCGCCCGCTCCCACCGGGACGTTCACTGTGCCAGCGCTGTCGCCGTCGAAGTACGTCTCCACGACGGTCGACGCTTCCAGCAGGAACTCGTCGACGAACCGGATGTCCGCAATCTGCGCCGAGGGCGTGCTGACGATCGCGTACACCTGGGTCGCAGTGGCAGGAGCGACGCCCACCACCGACAGTCGGGTCCAGGTGCCAATCGTCAGCGAAGTCAGCGTGCCGCTGGTCGAAGAGATGAAGGAGCCACCGTTGTACCAGGACAGGATGACCGCGGTCTGTGCCGTGCCCGCCGTCGAGAGCACCCATGCCGAGAGGGCGTAGGAGGTACCGACCGTCACCGGATAGGCCACGGACTGGACACCCTTCGTGCCCGCCGTTGTCTGCGTGACCTGGAGGCTGGCGGTGCCACCGTGTGCCTGCGCGGTGGAGCGCGCGATAGTGACGTTCGCCCCGTAGGTGTTCCACCCGGAAGCATCCGTCTCGAACGAGGGGTTCGTGATGAAGTTGCGACGCAGTTCGATCCAGCGGTACTCGGAGGGAACCCAGTCGTTGATCGCGTCATGCAGGGTCTCGCACGGCTCGCACCGGAACCATGAGAGCGGGCAGTTCGCCGTCGTCGCATAGCCGTAGGTCCGAGCGTTGTTCGCGACCTCGTTGCCGCCGAGACAGAGATACTCTTCGAGCATCAGCCAGCAATCCTCTCTGCGAGACGGTTGAGGACCGAGAGCGACGTGCGCGCCGGGTCCTGGTTGCCGACGATCTGAATGGCACCCGCCTCAATGGTGACACTCTTCCCGCCACCGACGACGCCGCCGCCAGCGAATGCCGGGTCCTTGCCCTGCGCGATAGCCGACAGCCAGCGCACGGAGGGGTCCACCATGTTCAGCGAGCGACGGAGCGGGACGATCGCCTCGGGGCCAGCCTCGCCTGCGAGGATGCGGGTCGGCCCGTTGAGCAGACCACCCGTAGCCATGGGCCGCGAGGAGCCACCGCCACCGGATGCCGCCGCCTGGCGCGCACCGGATGCCGCGCCGGATGCCTTGTTGGCCGCGCCGAAGAGCGAGCCGAACCAGCCGATCGCGTCGCTGATCCAGTCACCGACAGCGCCGAACACGTCAGCCACGGTGTCGCCGAAGTCGCTGATCGCGTCCCCGATCTTGCCGAAGAACTTCGACACGTTGTTCCACAGATCGAGACACCACTGGATGAAGTCGTCGAAGTCGATGCCGATGCCCTCGAACGCCTGACGTACGGCATCCTCCAGGAACTTGAATGCTCCGGCCGTGTCGCCCTTCAAGAGCGCGGTGACTGCCTTCAACACACCAGTGATGATGCTGGTCGTGAACGTGATGACGCCACCGATGACCTGGAACACTGTGGTCACCACCTGGCCGAAGACCTTCACGCCCTCCTCGCCACCGAGCAGAACCTCGGCCAGCGCCAGGATCATGTCGATCCAGGCGGCGACGTTCTCGATCACGCGCACGATGATGTCGATGAGCGGGGGCAAGATCGCGATGACCAGATCGCCGATGATCGTGAGCACGGGCGCGAGGGACGTGCCCAGCGTGGTGAACGCAGGCGCGAGAGTCTGGAGAGCGGTGATCAGGGTCTCGCCGAGGATCGTGGCGAACGTCGCGAGCACCGGCAGGAGCGGCGCGAGCAGGGCACCGATGGTCTCCAGCGCCGCCGCCAGGATGCCGAACACGTTGAGGTTCGCGACCACGCCGACGATCTGCCCGAGGATCGGCATGAAGTTCGTCATCGACGTGACGAAGGTCTCGAAGCCAGAGATGGTCGTGGGCGTGACCAACTGTGCGAGGGCATCCGCGAACGCGACCACCAGGTCCACGAGGAGCGGCATGATCCGCTCGGCCGTGGCGAAGAACTCGGCCAGCCGCGCGCGCCCCTCCTCGCTGGAGGTCCAGGTGGAGAACTGCGTGCCCACGTCGGCAATGGCGTCCGCGAACAACTGGGCAGTCGGCAGGGATGCGACGAGGATGTCGGCAATGGCGTCACCGAAGGTGATCGCCGCCGTGGTCAGGCTCTCCAGGATGGGGCTGAATCCGTCGAGCAGAGCCTTGAAGTTCTCGACACCAGCGGGCGAGGAGAGCGCATCGAAGATGCGGCCGAGGCTCTCACCCGTGGTCTGCGCGAACGTCGCGATGTTGCCTTCCAGCGCAGGCAGGAGGGTATTCGTGATGTTGCTGATCGAGTCAGCCATGCCGCCGAACATGTTGTTCGTGATGTCCTCGCGGACCTGGCGGAAGGCGTCACCGAGAGCGGAGAAGGCATCCTTGGACGCCTGTGCACCCTCGGTCAACTTGGTGCCCTCGGCGTAGAGGCCAGCGAAACCGGCGACCGCGAAGCCGATGCCCGCAACGAGAGCGCCGATCTGTGCGACCAGCGCAACGATCGTGCCAGACAGGGCGGAGGTCAGCACAGACAGCGAGCCCATGCCAGCGATGACCAGGCCGGTCCAGAACACAGCCTGGCGGAAGCCGTGGGGCAGGCTCTTCCACGAGGCGAGGTACTTCCGGATGCCGCCGACGCCCTTGTTCACCGAACGAGTGAGACGGTTCGTCGACCGCTCAGTATCCTCGGTCGCCGCCGTGACCTCTTCGCTGTTCTCGATGTAGTTCTTCTGCTCGGTGCGCCACAGGCTCAGGATGAAGCGGCTTCCACGAAGCGTCTCGCCGAGGCTCCGGAACGACTCGCGCAGGCGCTCGGTAGCGGGGCGCACGAAGTCCATGTCCGGGCCGAGCGCCTTGACCTCCTCGCGGACACGGGCGAAGGCCGAACGAGTTCCACGAACGACGCGGGTCAGGCCGGGGAAGGTGTCGCGCAGATCGTCGAGGTTGATCTTGAGATGCGACGCACCTTCGCGGAGCGAGTCCATCGTCTTGACGGCATCGTTGCGGAGGATGGTGCCGAAGCCGACCGCCTCATCCCGGACGTACCGGAAGCCGTTCCCGATCGCACGGACGCCGCGCGTGATGCCGGGGAACGTCTGCTGGAGGTCGTCCAGGTTGATCTTGAGATGGGTCGCCCCCTCGCGGAGCATGTCCATCGTGCGGATCGCGTCCACGCGAATGGCGTCACCGAACTCCCGGAACCCACCCGTCAACTTGCGGAGCGAGTTGCTCGTGAAGGTGTTGACCGTCGACCCGAGCGAGCGGAACCCACGGCGCACATGGACGGTGGCCTCGTACAGCCGCCGCATCGCTCCGCTGGAGAGCAGGAGCGTGGCAACCAGGTCGCCAAGGTTCCGAGCGATGTCCTTGACCGAGTTGCGGATCGCCTTCCGCATCTCCTTCTTGAACACGCGCTCGAAGGTCTTGGCCCCCTGAGCGGCGGCGACGCTGGTTGCCGCCTCGACCTCGCCCGGAAGGGACCGTCCATCAGTGTGGAGGACAACCTCCGCTTCACCCCAGACGACAGCCACGCGTCACCCCACTTCCTGCTTCATGGTGGAGAGTGCGTTGAAGAGCGCCCACTCTTCGTCCACGACCTCCTGAGACACGTTATCGCCTCGGAGCCCGCGCCGCCTATCTCTCTCTTCGGTGCTGAACAGGGCTTCGTCGAGTTCCGCCCGTCCGTTCTCGTCGTGCTGGACGCGCTCGCACGCCCACGAGTAGATGAGGTTCAGGAACCGATCGAAGCCGAGGGCGAGCGGGTCGACCCCTCGCCGCGCACACGCCCCGTCGATTTCGGCCCAGAAGTGGTCTGCGAGGTAGATGAGGCCGCAGACTGCCCGGTAGGAAAAGCGGACCACTCCTTCATGAGTTCCTCGACGATATCCTCGACGGTCTCCATGGTCACGTCCTCGTCCTTCGGATCGCGCAGACGCTTCCGGAAGAGGCGGTACTCGTCGGTCGGGAGCGAGTCCTTCAAGAGTTCGAGCAGGGCCGTAGCCGCACCTGCCTCGTTGTCCTCGTCGCCGATCAGAGCGGCGATCAGGAACATGTTCTCGTCGGTCGGCATCGTGGCGTTGAACCAGTCCGTCGAGAGAACCTCCCCGTCGTCGTTCATCCGCTCGATCCCGAAGCGGACGGTGGGACGGGTGACCTTCTGCTTCGCGACTGCGCGGCGGAAGGTGCGGTTGGCAGTGGGCATGGATACCTCCATAGTCGGGGCGTCCTACGGACGCGCTCAAGGAGATAGTACGCGGAAAGTCGGACTTTCTGTGGTACATCATCCCCGCCGCATCCCCGCATTGATCCTGCGGACGACCACAGCCTTCAATGCACGGCCGAGCCAGTCGTTCGCCTTCTGCCCCTTCACCTTCTCCTGGAAGCGGCGCGAGTCATCGACGCCGAAGTACGAGTACGGCGCAGGACGCATCAGCATGACCCCGCCGTACAGACCACCCGCGTTGCCGGTGATGTACCCGGCTCCGTTCTCCGCAGTACCGCCACGCACGAAGCGGGCGTACCCGGCGCGGTTGCCGACATAGAACCAGCGCTCATATCCGCGCGGAGGCGGAACAGAGCGATAGTGGTTCTTCGCCAGTCGACCAGTGCGCTTGGGCGCTTCCTTCTCGGCCTCTTCCTGAACCTCGCGCGCGAGCGTCAAGATGTCCGGGCCAAGGATGCCGCGATCTGTAAAGGCATCCATGATCCGCCCGTAGTGCACCTGCGTCCGGGTGAAGCCACCGCCCCGGCATCCGGGGCAGAAGCGCAGGTTGGCCATTAGAACGACTCCCACACGACGATGCTGAACGTGCCACCGAGGCACCCACCACCGTTCACGAGGGTCTGGTCGTAGATGCCGAGCACGTAATCCCGGTCGGATGCCCCGAAGCAACACTGGATCGCGCGACGCATCGCCGCCACATCCGCAGTCTGGAGGCGCATGGCCTCCAACTGCTCGTCCATCGAGGGCGGGGTGAACCCTGTTGCGCCGTTGGCCGTACCGTTCGGAACGCACCGCGCGACGCCGACCTCGATCGTGTAGGCCATGGGGACCTTGCAGTTCGAGAGGTTGTTGTCTGGGGCAGGGAAGGCACCAGACGGGTAGGCGTCGACGAAGCGGACCCATGCCTGCCCGCCACAGCCGTTGCCGTCGCAGGCGTCACCGCCGCAGTAGTCCAGCGTGACGTTGCCCACCATCGGGCCGCAGTAGCAGAGGGTCGGGCCACCCGACGCCTGCATCTCAGTGCAGAGGCAGGCGGCGAGTTCGACGAGAAGCGGGTAGACACCCGTGTCCTCACGGAGCGTCGACATATCAGCCTCCCGTCTGGATGCGACCACGCGTCATGTCAGGGCTCATGACCCTGGCGGGGGACTTGAGCGAGTAGGGGTTGTAGATGCGGATGACGGCATCGACCTCGTGGATGCCGGTGGCACCACCGGGGAAGAGGCCCGAGGGAATCTCCATGCTGACGCCGTTGCGGGTGACGCTCGTCGCGCCCGCAGGGAGGCGGCACTTCGAGCCGTTGCACGCCTTGTAGAACTCGGTGGCCAGCACGCCAGCGGCGTAGCGGAGCAGATCGTTCGGCGCGACCCCGGTGTAGTAGGACACCGCGAAGGAGCCCTCGGCATTCTCGTCCTGCCCCATCGGCTGGCACACCGGCCAGGTCCCACCGTCAGTACGGACGAGACGGTTCCCGTTGTCCACGCGATACGCGGATGCCGCGAGGGTTGCGCCGTTGATCGTCACCGAAGAGATGCGCCCAACCTCCGTAGGCAAGAACACTTCGGAGATAGACGAGCAGGAACAATCCGTGGGTCCGGCGCATCCGCACGCGTTGTACCAGGAGCCGCCATGCGTGTACGGCGAGAAGGAGCCCGAGTCGGAGACCGGAGCCGTGAACCACGTGGTGCTCCCGCAACGCGCGGCGCAGGGGCGCACGGTCATCGGGCAGAGGGAAACGCGATACCCCGTCAGGGCCGACAGAGTAGACCAGGCGAGAGCCTCCGAGCGCTCCTTCACGGCCGGGACGAGGAGGTCGATTTCGTCGTCGCTGTACGCGCATCCCCAGTCCGTCCCGCTCGGGTAACAGATGTCAGTTGCCATGATGCCCTCAGTCCAGGTCCGGGATGACTTTCAAGTTCTCGTAGGTATCGGTCGGTGCGGTCACGATGGTGGTGCCGTTGGTGACCTCCATCTCCACACGATAGTTTCCCACCGTCAGTGTCCCGGTGAGGATGTGCTCCACCACGCCGTTCGCGGCATCCACGATGGTCGTCGGCAGAACCACGGCAGGGAAGCCGTCCTTGCGCGCGATCAGCCGCACCGTTGATCCGGTCAGGTTCAGCGGGACGCGCCAGGTTGTGGGGTACCGATCCCCGGTCTTGACGGTCAGTACAGGCCAGGTCACGAGTTCCTCCTCAGCGTCACGATCATTGCTTCTCCGGTCAATCCGTCCGGGAGCACAGCCTCACCCCTCAGTGTGATGCCTGCCGCGGATGCCGACAACCGACGCCCCGCGTACACCGACGATCCGAGCAGGTCCAGCGATGGAGCGGAAGGGGTCAGGGTCAAGTCCTCGCCATGCAGGAGCCCGGCGACTTCGACCAACGCGCCCGTCGTGCCCGAGATGATGATGACCGTGCCCGACACCAGGTTCCGCAGGGCGATGTAGCCGGTCGTGCCGCTCAGGATGGTGGTCTGACCTGAAACCCCGAACCGCGCGCCGATCACCCCGGTCGTGGTGCTCAGGATCGGGGTGGTGCCCGACACCACCGCACGGAGGCGAGCCGCCCCCGTGGTCGCCGAGACAATGGCGACTGCCCCGCTTACGCGCTGGTTCAGGGCCACCGTGCCGGAGGTAGCCGACGTGATAGACACCACCCCTGACACTCCGGTGTTGACGGTGATCATGCCGGTGGTACCGCTGACGATCTGGACGTTGCCGCCGAGCGAGCCGGGCGATCCGGCCGTGCCCGTCGTCGTGAACGTGATCACAGTGGTGCCAGATACACCAGTGTTCAGGCGGGCGGCACCGGTCGTGCCGGAGATGATCGGCGTCACACCGGAGACCTTGCCGTCTGTGCGGATTGCGCCCGTGGTGGTCGACAGGATGGTGGTCGAGCCCGAGATGAACGCGCGCAGACGGATCGCGCCAGACGTGGCAGAGATGATGGAGGTCGGCGATGACACTGCCGCGCGAAGCCCGACAGCGCCGGTCGTGGTGGAGGAGATGATCACGGTGCCCGAGACCGGATGATCCGTCGCCACTGCACCGCCAGAGTCGACCGCACCAGTTGTGTCAAAGATGATCGGGGTTGTCCCGGCGACGAGCGCCCGGAGCGCGACCGCGCCTGTTGTTCCGCTCAGGATGGGCGTAGCACCCGACACCGACTGACGCAGTGCGACTGCACCGGTCGTCCCGCTGACGATCGGTGTCGTACCACCAACAGCCGCACGCAGAGCGACTGCGCCGGTCGTGGCCGAGGCGATGGCTGTGGCACCCGACACAGGCGCATTCCGGTTGGCCGCACCAGTCGTGTCCGACGTGATAACAACCGCACCGCTAACGGGCTGGGCGATGCCCGGTGCACCGGTCGTGTTCGAGACGATCGCCACCGCCCCAGAGACCCCGGTGCGCAGACGTACGGCACCCGTGGTCGCAGACGTAATCGCGGTTACGCCGGAGACCGGATAGTTGGTTGGGCCGGTAGCGGCCGGGGCGAACGTGACGTAGGTGTGCCCGCCGTCAATGACGTTGGCACTGGCGTTCTGCCCACCGCCACCTGCGGAGACCGCAATGCCCCAGTTCCACGACGCCGCCGCATTAGCGGCGGCACCGCCACCGCCAGTGAAGATGGACTGGATGCTGCTGATCGCGTTGGAGGCATCCGCGACCGGCGTGAGTGAGGTCACCCCCGCGTTATCCTCCGTCCCCGCGAAGTGCACGTACAGGTAGCCAGCGTCCCAACCGGCGAAACCGATTCCGGATGTACCTGAACCAGCCCGAACATCTTGTATCGTTCCGACCTCATCGAACTCCAGGACCGCGACCGCCTTCGCCGTTACCACCGCAGAGAGGGTGACCTGGTAGTTGACAGAACCCGAGACCGTAACGTCCAGTCGCCACAATTCGCCGCGCACCCCCGCCGCCGCCGTTGCCTGCGGCGAGTCGAACGACGAGACCTTGACCCAGTTATTGGTCTCCGAGGCGTTCTTCGAGATGCTGGAGACCGTAGGGGTTGTCGCGGTGAGGTTGTCGAAGACGACGAACAGGAGCAGCGTGTCACCGGCCGTGGTGGGGTGCACCGCGCTGAGAGCAACATTTGCGCTAGCGCTCTTGTTCTGCCCCGTCGACATCCGTACGTACGAGATAGCCATGGCTCACCCCCTCACGCATTATGAGCCGGGGGCACGGTGCGCCCCCGGCTCATAGTCTGTCGTCTGATCAGTCGAGCGAGACCGTGAGTGCGCCGATAGCCCAGGACACGGTGTCGTTGATCGCGAGAGTCTTGGATGCCGCGAGCGCGGTCCAGTCGGTCTTCTGCGTGCCAGCAGTGGATGCCGAGTAGACCGCGTAGTGGGTGACCGTGACCGCACCGGTCGCGCCCGCACTGGTCAGCGCACCCGAGTTGCTCTTCACGGACGGGTTGGCCGCAGTCGCGGAGGTCCATGCCACCACGGCGGTGCGTGCCAGCGAGGCGGTCTCCGACGTGCCGTTGGCGGAGTACGCGATGAAGTCACCAGCGACGAACTCGCTGTCGAGAATCGCCTGCTGTCGTGCCTGAGTGAGACCTGCCATGGACTGCCCCTTCCTTGTTGGGCGGCGGCTCCGGCTACAGAGCCGCCGCCCTATCCCCTATCAGGAGACGGTGACGGTGGTGGAGACCCACTTGCCGTTCTGCGTCGCGCGAGCCGTGTAGACCCCCGTCTTGCTGTACGTGTGCGTCGTGGAACCGGGTGCCGCCACGTAGTCCCACGTGCCGTCGCCGAAGTCCCACCAGACCGGACCCGTTGCCGTAGGCGTGGTCGTAAAGGTCGCAGTCATGCCGACCACGGGACCGGTGATGCTCGTCAGGTTCGGGTACGAGGGGTCGAGGAGCGGACGTGCGCCACACGCCTCGGTCGGAGGCGCGAGGTCCACGATCATCGTGCGAAGCGCCACACTCGTGGAGACCGGCGTGCTCATCGGTCCCGCCTGCGCCTGGACGCCCGGCGTGATGGTCGTGACCGCGATTGCCGGAGACGTGCCACCCGTGAAGGAGCCGGTCGTGGTCATCGCGGCCACGTCGGTTCCAGCCAGCGAACCCTGGAAGGTGATCGTGTACGGCGTGCCGGGGCCAGGGCCACCGGTCACCGCAACGTCGCCCACACCGATGTTGGAGAGGTTCTCCAGCGCGGTCTGGACGGCCGAGGAGGTCGCGTTGTACTGGATAGCCGCCGTGGTCTGGCCCGCGTAGGTCAGCGTGAACGTGCCACCCGTGGGCGTACCGGTGATCGTGGCCCGCTGGACCTCGTTCGTGCCGGTGGACGTGTTCAGCATGATGTCCTTGTACGGCCCGGTGCCCCAGGCGTTGCCCTCCTTCGTGTTCGCGCCCGTGAGCGTGAACGTGACCGCGCCGTTCTCCACGGTGAAGTCACCGAGGATGCCGCCAGTCAGGAAGGGCAGGAGCAGGTAGCCGTAGGCTCCGGTCGCGCCAGCCGTGGCGCAGGCGTCACCGGTCGGCGAGCCAGCCCACAGTTCGAGCGCGAAGTTGGAGTTCTCCAGGCCGATCTTCGTGTCCACGTCGAAGCCGAGGACCGTCGAACCATCGGCCGCGAGGACGACCGGCTGACCGGTGACCAGGGCGAAGAGTTCGGGGTCGACCTCACAGAACTGGATTTCGAGACCGTAGCCGACGAGGGACGTGACCGCCGCCTCGTAGACGCAGACCTCGCCAGCGGCGTTGGTCACGTTGATTTCGTCGGACTCCGTGGTGTTCGCGGTGAACGCGACACTGATGAAGCCCTTCGAGACGACCTGGGTGTCGTCACCGTAGACCGGACGCCCGCAGGAGTCCAACTTGGTCACTCGGATGCGCCGCCCCTTCACCAGAGACAGACACTTTGTGGCGTGCGAAACCATCATTCCTCCTTGTCTGCCGACTGGATCGCGGCGAGCATGTCAGCCTTCTTCGTGGCCCCGCCGAGGTCGATGCCGTTGTCAGCGGCGTACGCCTCGATGTCTGCGTTCTTCCAGGAGTCATCCGGAAAGTCCGACTTTTCGGCCGGAGCCTCGGGGGCCTCCTCGGCGTACTCCACGGTCGACTCGACATCCGCACCGAGGCTGGCCTCGTAGACCTTGGACACGCTCACCGGGACGTAGAAGCCGCCGATGGTCGTGCGCACTGCGTGGACATCCTCGCCCGCCTGCTCGGCCGCGTCGAGGAGTGCCTGAGCAACCTCGGGGGTGCCGGGTGCGACGAACGCGTAGCCGTCTTCGATGTTTGCCATGATCAGGTTCCAATCGTGCTCGTGGTGCGGTAGTTGCAGTCCACGAGGAGGGCGTAGACCGCCTCGGCTACCGCCCAGTCCTTGTTGGTGGTGGGGTTCACGGTGCGCACTTCGTTGACAGCGGAGCGGAGAACCGTGACTGCACCCGTCATCGAGATGTTGGTGTCCGAGATGCGGCCAGAGGCCACGACCGGAGTCCCGTTCACGGTGTAGGGCAGTCCGTCGATCCCGTACTCCAGGGCGTTCGCGGCATGCGCCTTGACCGCGTTGCCCCGCGACATGTACATGATCGGGCGACCGAGGTAGTTGTTGTCGGCGTGCTGTTCGAGGCGGGCGAGCGCATCGACGATTCCACCGACCGAGGGGCCGATGTTGGTTGCCGCATCAGCCCAGTCAGCGATACGGAACTCGATGTTGCGATCCTCGCCGTCGAGGAGAATCGCGCGCGCGCGCTCAGCCTCGTCGGGGTCAGGACCGATGAAGCACTCGACCCCGCCGTACAGCGCGAACGGTGCCGCGATCCCCTCGAACTCCTCGATCCCGACCGAACCCTTAGGGGTCGCGGTGGTCTCACCGAAGCAGAGGCCGATCGCCAGAGCCGGGAACGTGCATCCGTTGCTCTGATAGGTGACGCCGTTGGCGGCACCGATCCGAGCGTTCTCCACCCACGTCGCGACAGCACGGATGCCACCGAGGCGAGCCTGGCGAACCGGAGCGGCAACAGGTACCAGAACGGGCATGTGACCTCTCCCTTCGTCGTATCTGGTTCAGGGGGGCCGGGGTCACACCGACCCCCCTGATCCTGCGGCTTACGGGATGGTGACGCCGGTGCCGGAGCCAACGGCCGGGTAGCCGCTGGAGCCGTTGACGTTCAGTGCGACATCGACCTTGACGGCAGTTCCGCCGACGTTGGCCACAGCGAAGCCCTCCTCGAAGAAGGCCGCGGTGTAGTCGTTGGTCGACAACTTCGTGCTGTCGTAGATGGTGTCGAGGTCGATCACGTCGCTCGTCAGACGGACGAACGCGCCAGCCGGGTAGAGCAGGGCCTGGACCGTGGTCGGGAACGCCGTCCAGGTGCCCGTGCCACCGGCAGTACCGGCCGCACCAGCGTTGAAGTCCTGGAAGTCGTACACGAACTGGACGTTCAGGTTGCGGACACCGAAGAACCGGTTGATGTCGGCATCCGTGACCGCGAGCAGTTCGACGCCGTTGCGACGCGACAGGTCCGCACGAACGACATCCTTGGCCCATGCGGGGAGGACGACCTCGATCGTGGTGTTCGGGTTCATCACGTACTGGTAACGGAGACGGATCGCCTGGATCGTCAGCGCGTCGAGCAGGTCCGAAGTGGCCGCGCCCTTCGTGCCGCCGACCTCAACGTGGTTGATCGCCGTGCCAGCCGCCGTGCTGATGCGCGCGATGGTCTGCGCGTTGATGCGACGACGCTGACCCACGAGGGCCAGTTCGAGCACACGACGGATCAGTTCCGGGTAGGCCGCGTTGGTCAGGATGCCTGCCGTGATGCAGAAGCCCACCGCGTCGAGGCGAACCTCCTGGAACGGGGGGCACACGACCGCGTAGCAGGGCTTCGCGGTTCCGGCGATTGCCTGAGCCTCGGTCTGGATGAAGCCGAAGTTCGCGTTCGCGAAGAGGGTGGCGAAGTCCGGACCCTTGGTGAAGTTGATACCACCGCGACGGGCGACGACCTCGGGGATCGAGAGAAGTCCGGCGTTCGCGTCCTCCAGGCGGAGGAACGAGTCGTACCAGATTTCGGACGGTGCACACCAGCCACCAGCGGCGACGAGCGAGTTGCCCGGCAGGCGGGACTCCTTCGCCGCGTTCATGATGACTTCCATCTGCTTCTCGATGGGGTCATTCAGGCCGGTCGTGAACTCGTTCTCGGGCTTCTTGATCTTCGCGACGCCGTAGTGCCGGGCGTTCTCGGACATCTGGTAGATGCCGGGAGCGAGGCCCTCCTCGTTGCGGTTGCCGAAGCCACGCGCACGAGCGGCGAACGCGAGGGCGAGTTCGTCGAAGTCGGCGAGTTCCTTGCCCGACTCGAAGCCAGGCACATCGGCCGCGGCGACGAGGGTCGGGATGTCGGGCTTCTCGTCCGGCACGATGACCTCAGGGGCGGAGCGCCGTGCGACTGCGACGGTGCGCTTGGGTGCCGGGGCAGCGGCCACGACGACCTCCTTCTTCTCGGCCTCTGCGTCCTGCGACTCTTCGGCATCTGCGGGGTCTTCGACCTCCGGCTCGGGGTCCTCTTCGGGGTCCTCGACCGGGGTGGAGTCAGCGGGCTTGGCCTGCTCGCGGAGAGCGGCGATCTTCTCGGCGCGTGCGGCCTCAGCCTCTTCGCGCTCGACGACCACGGCGTCAATCTCGGCGGAGTCTCGCATGAGCGCCTCGGCCTGGGCGATCTGCTCGTCCGTCAGGTCGGCGTCGTCGGACGCCATGATGGTGCGTGCCTCTTCCAGAGCCTCCGCGCTGAGGGCGCGAAGGGCGTCGAGGTCCAGACCCTCGAAGGTCTCGGGCTTCTCGAAAGCCATGATGTTCACTTCCTTGTCGGATGGTGTGGACGGATAAGCG